ACAACGCGCCGGATGTTGTGCCGACGTTCGCCGACCTAGGAACCACAGGGCATCTTTACGCGATCCTGCCATGAGCAACCAGTTCGGACGACAAGCGAGCCTGATTGTCTCGACTGGTACGCAGGGGCTCGACCTGTCGGAACTGCGTTTTACGTTCAAGACACGAAATGCCGACGAGCAGGCGCCGAACACGCTCTATGTGCGCATCTATAACCTGACCGATTCAACCGCCAAGGCGATCCAGAACGAGTTCACGACGATCACGCTGCAGGCTGGATACGAATCGGGAAACTACGGGATCATCTTTCAGGGGACAATCAAGGAAGTGCGGAAAGGCAGAGAGAACAACGTCAATTCGTACGTTGAGATATTCGCCGCTGACGGAGATGAGTTTTACAACTTCGCTGTCATCAGCCTTTCTCTGGCCGCCGGACAAACGCCCCAGCAAGTTATCAATGCGATCCAGTCGGCTCCTTCCGTCAATGGCGTGGCGAATCTTCCCTACGCGACGGACGCAACCGGCTTGATCGCCGGAGCGGGCGCCGGACAGGCGCAAGCCCTATCGCGCGGGAAGTCATTATTCGGTATGACGAGGGATTACGCGAGAGACTGGGCGCAGAAATACGGCTACCGCTGGTCGATGCAAAACGGCCAGCTTGTTGTGGTGCCGATCACTGGCTATCGCCCTGGTGAGGCAGTTGTGCTGTCGTCGACAACCGGCCTGATCGGGGTTCCTGAAGCCCGCGATGATGGCGTACACGCGCAGGCGCTTCTTAATCCTCTGATCCGCATCGGCGGCCTGGTGCAGATCGCGCAGTCCGACATCAACCAGATCACGATGCAGCAGCAGGGATTGCAGTACACCCCTGCAGTCGCCACGGTGACAACTGCGGCCGGATTTTACAAAGTCCTGGTGGCCGAGTTTGAAGGCGATACCCGCGGAAACCCGTGGTACATCAATATCACCTGTCTCGCGGTCGATGTATCGGCCAGTAATCAGAACAACTCAGTTCAAGCCTACGGCTAGGTTCCAGAATGGATCAAAGAGAGCGCCTCAACTCTCCGGACGAGGCGCTCAATGCTGCGCTTGACGGCCGGCAGGCACAGATTTGGACGGCCGGTCCAGGGATCATCCAGAGCTTCAACGCTGACGGCATCACAGCGGTCGTGCAGCCGGCCATCAAGGCGCAAGTCCGCGCGCCCGATGGATCAATGCAATGGGTAGCGCTCCCTCTCCTGCTAGATTGCCCGGTGGTATTCCCGCGCGGCGGTGGCTGCACACTGACGTTTCCAGTCGCGGAAGATGACGAATGTCTGGTCGTGTTTGCTTCTCGGTGTATCGATGCGTGGTGGTCGGCAGGTGGCGTACAGGTGCAGTCCGAGTTCCGGATGCATGATCTATCGGATGGCTTTGCCATTCCGGGCCCGTACTCGCAAGCAACGAAGATCAGCAACATCAGCACAACGGCCGCACAACTGCGCAGTAACGACGGAGAGGCATATCTCCAGCTAAACCCGACGTCGCACGAAATCGACATCGTGACGCCGGCCAACTGGACGGCGACCATCGGCGGCAACACAAATATCAACGTGACGGGAAGCGCAAACATCACGGCTTCCGTATCAGCATCGGTAACAGCCCCTTCGATCAGCCTTGGGGCGGCTTCACAGACGTTGCTATCTCTGGTGACATCAGCATTCATGTCGCTATTCAACGGGCATACACATCCCGATCCGCAAGGCGGAAATTCGTCACCTCCCACGCAGCAGATGACGAGCGCCCACCTGACGACGACCATCAAAGGCGGCTGATATGCGCTATCGAGTTTTGGACGCTAACGGCGACTACACGTGGGGACAAAATGGCGCGAATTTCCTGGTCAACTCTGCTGCTACGGTAGCCCAGGCCATTCTTACGCGCCTCAGGCTGATACAGGGCGAGTGGTTTTTAGACCAGACCGCGGGCACGCCATACGACACGGACATCCTCGGCGCTGGCACCGAATCAACGCGTGACCTCGCCGTGCAAACCGTGATCCTGGACACGCAAGGCGTGACGGGTATTGCTGATTACGCGAGCTATCTCGACCCTAAGACGCGCGCCTTCACGGTAGCTGCGACGGTCAACACGCAGTACGGCCAGACAACCATTACACAGAGCTTCTGATGGCCACGACTTTTCCTCTCGCGACGCTTGCATGCACGATTGATTCGACCGGGATTTCGGCTCCGTCGTACTCCGCTATCCTTGGTTCATTGCAGAGCAGCTTTCAATCAATTTACGGAAGTGATATTTATATAGAGCCTGACGCGCAAGATGGCCAGTGGTTGGCTGTTTTGGCCCAAATGATCAACGATGGCAACCAGGCCGACGTCACGACCTACAACGGCTACTCGCCCGCCTATGCTCAAGGTGCTGCACTCTCGAGCCAGGTCAAGATCAACGGCTTGCGCCGCGATGTGTCGAGCAACAGTACGGCTGTCGTCAATATCGGCGGACAGGCAGGGACGGTCATCAACAATGGCGTCGTGGCCGACACGAACAGTAACCTGTGGAATCTTCCTGCCTCCGTTGAAATCCCCGTAAGCGGCACGATTGCTGTTACCGCGACTGCGATGGTGGCGGGTACGATCACCGCCATTGCTGGCGCGATCAACAACATCAACACCCCAACGCGAGGCTGGCAAACGGTTTCAAATCCGGATGCCGCAGTGCCGGGTGATCCTGTCGAGACCGACGCAGCGCTACGCCAACGTCAGGCTGTCTCGACGTCACTGCCGGCCCAAACACCCCTGCAATCGATCATTTCGAATGTAGCCAATACACCCGGGATTGGCCGCAATGCGATCTACCAGAACGATACTGGCGCGACGGACAGCAACGGTATTCCAGGCCATTCGATCGCTGTTGTTGTCGAGGGTGGCGATGTCGAAACAATCGCTCAAACGATCGCCGCGAAGAAGTCTCCCGGGACTGGAACGTACGGCACGACCGACGAGACTGTATTTGATCCTTCTGGAGTACCGATTACGATCGCTCTATTCGAGCTATCAGAAATCGGAATTTTCACGCAGATCACGATTGTTCCGTTGACCGGGTACGTATCGACGACGGGCACGGCAATCGTCAATGCGGTAGTCGCTTATCTGTCAGGATTCGCCATTGGGCAGGATTCACTGCTTGGCAAACTGTTCGGGCCGGCTAACCTTTCGGGAGATGCAGCAACATCCAGTTCCGGCCTAACACAGGCCCAACTCGACGTGCTGAGCAACACCTATAACCTGCCGGTCACGAACCTGTACCAAGGGCGCTCTGACATGCTGGTGACGGGTGGCCCGTACACGACTGGTGCGACCGTAATCGACATCGCCAACGTGGCGAGCCTCGCCAACGGCAAATCGATCATCGTCAACCAGACGGATGGATCGCAACTGACAGCAGTTATCACGGGCATCACTGGAAACGCGGTGACGTTCACGCCTGCCATTGCTGCCGGCAAGACGATCGATGCCGGCGCCCAGGTGCTGGTGAACGGCGACCTGACCTTGGCATTCAACGAGGGCGCCCAATGCGTGGCGACTGACGTAAATCTGGTGACGTGATGACGGTTCAGCTATCGCAATACACATCGCTCATCACGTCAGAGCATCAGTCGGCTCCGAATTTCATGGCCATGGTGTCGCTGCTCGCGCAGTGGGCCGTTGACCGGCAGAACATGCTGGCGTCGATTCCTGGACTGTATGACATTGACGACGCAGTTGGATCGCAACTAGATGCGGTCGGACTCTGGGTGGGTGCCTCGCGCAACCTGTCGGTGCCGCTGACCAACGTCTATTTCAGCTTGGACATCGCTGGATTGGGACTTGACCAGGGTGTGATTCAGGGTCCATTCGATCCGACTACCGGCCTTGTTTCGCTGCCCGATGCCCAATACCGGATCCTGCTTTACGCCACGATCGCGGCAAATAACTGGGACGGCACGATTCCAGGTGCCTATACCGCGTGGAACACGATCTTTGAGCCGCTCGGGTATTCGATCCTGATTCAGGACTACCAGAACATGACGATGGGCATCGCGCTCATCGGACCAACGCCGGATGCGGTGACGCTTGCCCTGTTCAAGGGCGGATATCTCAATCTCATTCCCGCTGGCGTCGGCGTCGCCTTCTATTTCCAGCAGTCAGTTCCTGGCGTACCGGTCTTTGGCCTCGACGCTGAAAACTCCTCGGTAGCAGGCCTGGATGTCGGAGCACTAGCGCTCATCGTCGGACCGTAGCAAACACACCACTCAACAAGAGGCCCTTCTGGGCCTTTTTTATTGCCCTAATGGATCGTACATGACCATTGAACAAGACTTCCTGCCCTATGCGGTAGGCGGTAGCGCCAACGTTTTGAGCCAAGCCGCATACGCAGCGCTCACGACGCTTCTGCAGAACGGCCTGACGTCCGGCATCGTTCCGTCGAATGAACTGAACAAGATCATGCGACAGCCGAGCATCATCGCATCGGTGATTGGACAGTTTATCGTCGCGAACTCGGGACAGCCGGCGATCGATGACGGCACGACTGCAACGCTGCTGGCGAACTTCACGAATGCGGTCAACGCAGCATCCAAGACCAAGGTGGTCCTGACCGATACCGGCACGGCCAACGCCTACACCGCGGCT